AGCGGCCTTAGTGCTTCTGAGATGGCAAGAATTCGCGCTAAACATCTCTACGCGTCTCACGAATTGGGAGCCGTCACACTTCGACATGATGGAATGAGCTTCCATGTGCGACAGGGTGGCGCGCTCCACAAAGTTGAGTCTTACGATGTAGATCCTACGCTTCGTAAAATCGATAAATCTAACCTTGCTGCCTACTTAAAACAGGGTAAAATAGGGGTTGTTAAGCTAAGCGATGGGAGCTTCGCATTGCGCTCACAAATGCAAGGGTTAGGTGGCGGAATTCTTGGCGGTAATTTCGGGTTCTGGCTGGGTAAGGCATCTGTGCACTTTGTAGGGCACGGCCTCATTCAGGTTGCAGCACTTTGCTCAGGCCCAGCGTATCTTGTAACCCTCGCAAGCCTGGAAGCTACATTCCTTCCAGAGATTGAAGCAGCGAGCAATATCGTTGGCTGTGCGGCAGGAATCGCAGTGGCAACAGCTACGGGCCCCGTATAATATGATCCTCTGGCGCGATCTCGTTCTGATGTATCTCTTCTTCTCCATACCCTTAATTTGGGAGGAGAAGTGGATTTCATGGATGGATGTATCAACAGCGAAGAAGAGGCGCAACTTCTTCTTCGCTATCGTCGCGATTGGCATCTGGTGGCAGTATACCTTAGCCCATTACTTTAGATTCGAATATACGATGGCGCAGTTAGAGCAGGTTCTCATTACTGTGACAGTAATGAGCATCATAATGACTATAAAATCTATGTGGAAATGCAGAGATATGTAGCTATACTAATTACCGCGTGCGTTCCAGTAGGAACATGTAATAAACCCCCGGTGTTGAGTCGGGGGTTTATTACTTAAGCAGCGCAGAAGCGCGTATATATACTATCCTATTACGGGATTTCTGTCAGATATCGCACCCAAATTATTCTCGATCCAGCGAGCTCTATACTCGGGTACTCGAGCGGGTCGCTCAAACTCGTCCACCGTTCTACCGGAGACAGTTATCCGAAGATCCGTTCCGTCATTATCGAGAGCCTGATGGAGTACATCCTCTACCATAAGCTGGGTATTTAGGAGCTGTTTCTTCATATGGGGCGCGTTCTTATGAAGACAATCCAGCGTCTCTACGATAAGAGCCAAGTATTCAGGATCGGTAAGCCGTAAAGCGTCGACCTGCTTATTGCCCTGTACAGTCTTAATCACCCCATTCTTTACCCGCTGCTGCATGATCTCAGTGTAGACGCCGCTTACTACCACTGGCAGACTCTTCGTGAATTCTGGATCCTTCATTCGCTGCTCGCAGACGGCAAGCGCACTAGACTGATTGGGCGAGAGTGAAGGATTTGCTCGCAGCATACTCACAATATCGTCATAAGAGACGAGCGAGAGCTGATTAAAGCGAGGATAGCTCGTAAATCGATAATCATATGCTATGGAAGCGATCAGCTCTCCTTCCCTGCTGAGGATATCGCAATTCTGTGGGTTGCCCACCTGGCTAAAGAAGTGATCATAGCGCTTCATAATGCCCTGATCCTTGAGGAGCTTGAAGGTTACCGAATGATCAAAATGATCATGAACCAGGAGTGATACTTTAGAGTTACGCAGGCCACTAATCGTGAGGAATCTGCGGTTCTTAAGATTCTCGATGAGCGGAGTAGAGAGATGGGACACCTCTTGTACCTGTGAGAACTTATGCGCAGGAATTTCAACCTTGAGCCCGTGTTGCGCGGAGTAATCCAATGTCCTTGTGGGATGTGGTTTCTGCGCAAGCTGACGATCGTCGCACGCCCTATGGCTACCCGCCGACGGTCCATAGATTCGAACAGCCAATTCGGGGAGTACTACGTGTTCCGATACGGCATCTGAGGCCTGGATGGCGCTGTGCATTGCCACAATATCGGCTGAACTGGCATCAGAGACCGCTTGGTACTCTCGCCACTTCTGATCTGCGCCAGACTCTGCATCGACTCGCCGCCAGCGCTCGATGGCAGAGGGCGCATCAGGGGAGGTCAGGAGAGATGAAGAAAGACGGTGATGAATTATGGCGGCGGAAGAGTTGCCTCGAATGAACCCAGTTCGGTTTTTTATGATATCTGATGCCTTAAACATGCGTTCGAGGCGGTAAATATGAGAGAACTCGTCCTGCGGCATACAGACCTCTATACCTTTGAGCCGAGCGGCACGCTTAAAGAGAATATAGGAGTCCGCCTGGACCGGAATTTGATCGATTCCTAGTGATTGTGTAATACTATCGGAGAATCTGGCGCAGTTTTTGCGCACAGAGGAATGAAGTGCCGGATGCGCTAAGAGAATAAGCGCCATCGCACTGCGGTAAGAATAATACATGTAGGGGAATTGCCTTCTTTAGTAATGAAACTAATGTTACTGGTATACGCTGCTTATGCGTTGTGGTACACTGATAGTATTAATCAGGTGCAACAGATTAAGTATACAGCATTTTATATATTTATCAATCCATCCGGGGTGAAATATGAAAGTAGAATTAGAAGCTAGATATTATGCGGTAAATGATGAGGCGATAATTAAAAAGCTCGGAGAGATAAACAGTAAAGATCCAAGAATTCTGGTGCCAAATGAGTCGGATAGGAGGCCCGCGCGTCGCGTGGTATGGGATATTGGCGATGAAAAGAGAAAATTCCTGCGGATAAGGGAATATAGAGGTGCTACGGAGATAACGCTGAAGCATATACGAAACCCGCAGGCGCTTGATGGGACCTTTGAGCGCAGCGTAGTGATTAATGCGAAGAAGTTAGATAGCTTGTGGATGATATTTCGTGGAATTGGCCTTGGGGCCGGTTCCTACCAGGAAACTGAGCGGCAAGCGTGGAGCTGGATTAGGTATGAAGAGAGGGAAGGGGAAGAGTCGAGTGATATATGCGAACTCACCCTTGATTACTGGCCAGGGCTTAAGCCTATTCTAGAAATAGAAGTGATCCACGGAGGCGAGGAGGCTATCGCCACCATAGAGAAAGCCCTTGACCTTCCCGAGCGCTTTAAGGGCGACATAGCTGCTATTTATGAACAAGAGCATGGGATTAGCAGGGAAGAACTCAATAAGATCGAGTCACTTACCGTTCGGAGCTTCCCAGAAATTCCCTTTAAATAAAAACCCCTGGCGGTTAGACCAGGGGACCCACACAGAACCTCAAGGAGAGAGTCATGTATTAGAGCGCTACGGAGCGCATTATTTCTTCTTCTTGCGACGAGCCTCAGAGAGAGCGATCGCTATAGCTTGCTTCGGATTCTTCACTTCTGGCCCATGCTTAGAGCCACTGTGCAGTTTACCCGATTTAAATTCTTTCATCACCTTTTCGACTTTGGCTTTGCCCTTTGGGGACTTTACCTTAGCCATCTTCTCGTCGCGCTTCACTTCTTTTTTTACATGCTTAGCTTTATGCATAGCCTTTTTGCAATGTGGGCATTTCATAGCTTCCCCTAGTCGACGACGTCGTCGATATATGGATTTTGATAATAGGATACGATCGGCCATTCATGATGGATAGCCTGTCGAGGACAGTTGGCCATAGCATTCTTATCGGGGCGGACCATCCCGGAATCGGCGTTCTCTTGCCGACGACGAGGATCTATACCGCCGAACCAATCACTGCGGGGATTCTGGACTCGATCGAGCGCTCTGCGATCGTAGGCATCTGCCTTGCGATTCTCTACTTCGTAGACATATTCAATGTCCTTGGAGCAGGCAGCTTCCTGTTTAAGGTGGCTATTGGCAGGAGCGTTTCCCTTCATTTTCTTTTTCATAGTAACTCCTAGCGAGCTCGCTGAGTTTCCTCAAAGAGGAGCCTGCGATTAATCTTCTTCTGGAGGGCATCTCGCCTATAAGCTATATTGGCTGGAACACCAAGTATCTTATAGGCGATTTTTTTGCCTTTTCCAGGAATGCGAACCATTCCAGGCATCTTAGTACTTCTTAGGAACGTTGTTTTTCGATCGTTTACGATTATCGAGATCGTCTATTTGATGATCTACGCCCCGGATGGTGTCATCCAATCCTTCGGGCAGATATGGCCCAGTGTATGGATAGGCTTTAATCATCACTTCCTGTGGAAGATTAGCGATAGCGCGACGATCTTCGTGGATCATGCCCGCATCTTCTAACTCCGAACGACGACGTTGCTCCATTCCACCAGCGTAGGGCTCTTGGAACCGGCGCGAACTTCCTTCATAGAGAGACTTCTCCATGCCTTTGCTTTCATGATAACGTTTTGCCATGGTGGCTCCTCGGTAGAAACTGCGGACTTGCCGCAAGGTCGGACCTCTAACTACCTACCCATATTTGGTAGGACGCCATCACTCTGGCAGTGTCACGGAAGATATACAAGAAAAATCGCACCGGCAAAACCTCTATGAAAAGTAAAATCCGGTGCGACCGCAAAGAAGTGCACCATTGTGGTAACAATGCACAGTCCCTAAAGAATAGAGATTATTGTATCACAATTCTCTGTATATTCCAGAAACCTCGCCTCATGCCATAAGGTCGAACCAGACGGCATGGGACGAGGGTCAAAGTGGAAGTATGCCTGTGCAGACAGTACTTCAGAAGGGAAAGGAATATGTTATTCTCGCGAGCGCCTGGGAAAGGCGGGATGTTCGCGGAAATAAACGCTGATGGTTAGAGTGGGGACAGGATCACAAGTACAGATGGGGCAGTCGCATACATCTTCGGTGCAGCCGGGGCAGTCATCTTCCATTTCGAGACAGATCTCTTCAATGGGGACGCGGCGAGGCCCTTCAGAGCGATTCTGTGCGTCATTCGAAATCATTACTAATAACATCATGCCTAATAAGAGGTTCATACTCATAGTGCTCCCATAGCTCCTTGCTGGGCCTGCTTCTGTGCTTCTTGGTGAGCCATTACTTGGGAGAGTTCGAGAATCTTCTTGAGCTGATCCAGATCAAGGTGCTCGATCTCCTTCGCTGCTTTCACCAGGCTTAGTATAGCAGCATCGTGATCTTTTTCAGCAGCGGCTCTTCGCTCGATCGCTAGCGCTCTGTTTTCTTCGACTCGACTGATACGTTCAAGGCCCAAGCCTTTATCAGCAACGGCACGAGCTTGAGCCAGTTCAGTACGTGCCTGCTGCTCTTGCATAGCTGACTGCATCTGCATCTGCTGGACCTGCATAGCCTGATCGCGATTCGCCTTAATTGTTTCAACGAGTTGCTTCTTATTCTGGATAGTAGCTGCTTCAAGTAACGTTTCATCGGGGATCGGTACTCCTGCCTCGCGCAGCTGTAAGAGCTGTGCAAAGTACATCTGCTTCTGTGTAGTAGTATTCAATCCTTCTTCTACCATGGCATCATATTTTCCGAAAGCTTTGCTATAAAACTGTGGCGCAGGCTGCTTCCCTTCAAGGATCTTCTGAACCTTGCCGGGCGTATAGTTAGTCTGAACGAGATCGATAAGTAGCTTGCCGAGTAATTTTTGTGCTCGATCGAGATGATCAAAGAGCACCTGAAGAGTGGTAAGACCAGCTCCCTGGCGCAACATGGAGAGTATTCCCGCCTTGTCATCAACTGCGCTGCCGAGAAGTTCTTCGTTCACGCCAGAGATCTCTTGCACTTCGCGAGCCAGAAGCTCAGACAACTGGATCATCGAAGGTGGCACTTGTGGAGGAATAATCTGCTCCACATCAGACATTTGTGCTTCTTCTTTAAGAGCAAGGCCGCGGCCCTGTCCACTTAGGAAGATATCTTTTGGATTTACCAGTGCATTTTCTTTGTACTTAAAGCCGGAAGTGATCTGGCTTTCTAAGATGTCGAGCTCGATGACGCGTCGTCGGTTGTAGAGATACTGCGCATCCCGTAGACCTCTAACCACACCCTGTATGCGCGTTGGAAAATAGGGCATTTGAGGAGCATAATAGCTAAACATAGGAACAAAAGGATATGCATCAATTCCCATAGGGTTCGGTCCGTCATACATCACCTTTCCCTGCACCACGATAGCTAGATTACACGTCGGTATCTCTTGCTCGATCATCGTGACCTGAGGATAGATTCGAAGGAACTGCTTAAGGGCATCCTCATCCTGACTCCGCCATTCCATCACTTCGCCAGTCTGTGTGTCAGCTAGCATTTTCTGGGTCCGATAATCCCTATACCAGTACTCATCGTACGTCAGTAAGTTTTTCATGCCATAATTGTACGATTCGGGCATGAATTGGAACTTGCCGTCGCGTCCTGTTCCGCTGTCATTTCCTACGAGTCCGAGGATCTCTTCGGTATGTTGGGGGAGTAGGGAGATGCATTCTCTCTTGGTTAAGAAGCTGCGCTTCCAGATGAAGTTACAGTCGGACAGGTCGGTTTTTCGAAAATAGGGATCGATAAGGAAGCTGTTATAGGAGCAGTTATCAACTTTAATGTTGCCCGATATTGGGTCAGAGCGGTAATCTACCCAGACGTGTAGCAGATTCATACCAGTAATGAGCGAGCCCTCAAAGGACTCAGAGATGGTCTCGAGTATTCCTTCTTGGCTAGCAAGCCACATGAAGATCTTCGTGAACTGGTCCGCTGTCTCGGCGTCTGCGTTTTCCACGGGGGTAACGATGGTAGATTTACGATTGCGGCGCTGGTAGCCGCTAATCATATTGATTACTCGCCGTATACGGTTGAAATTGAAATTCCTACGACGATTAGCAGGAAGATTACCATAAATATCAGACCAAAGCTGCTGATCGCCTGCATGAAATCTGGTGTCAGTGTCGGCCTCTGACCAGAATGACTGGTTAATAGTAATACTCTCGGCATATGACGCCTCCATTCTACTAAGAATTGGCTTATCACGTTCGGTATAGTACTGAGGACCTAACTGGGGAAAGAGCATCCGTGACCCTCATAGACTTGTAACTCTGCCCATAAGCTATGGAGGTCACGCGAGATATGCAATAGATTATTTCAGTTGTCGACAATATGTCGGCGACAGGGCTATAGGACTTGAACTCGTGACGAACTGTCCCAGCTTCTACTTCTTAAGGGCATGATACTGCAACGGATCGTTGAGATTCCCGGCATGTTCGAGGATACTCGCTCGCGACAACTTAAAGTATTCTTGGGCCTTAGTGAGCGCTTCTTCGGGAGACTCGCCCTTACTCACCATCTTGCGCACAAAGGCAACGGCGCGGTAGAGCATAGGATCTGTGATCCAATCTCCGGAGGATTCTGAATTCTTAAGGTGATGAGACCTAGGCTCGGGCGTAGGAATATCTTCAATTAACATCCAGTGGGACATATCCCTGAGCGCCTTGTGCTCATTCGCGGGGAATCCCTTGCCCCATACAGCAAGGGGCCAGCGAGCGAGCGGGTCCCAGGGAAATGTTCCCGTATTCATAAAGGCAAAGTAGCCGGGCTCTTTGATATTGGTTACCAAGAGGGTGATATTAGCCGGCGGCTTAGTGGAGAGTGGATACCACACTAAAATCGACTAATAATATCGCGCAATTCCCATATGCACGCCATAAGCATGCCAGCGAGTGCGACTTGTGACAAAATAGGTATCATTGAGAATATGAAGTCATAGTTCATAGAATCGCTCGGTTTTACGGGGACTTTTGCGCATACTGCGTACGCGAATTTTCATGCGACGAATAATCTTTTTGCGTCTGCCCATAACATCTCCTAATAGTTTGAACTTTCATCCCTGAAAAACCTGGGTAAATTCTCCTTATCTCCGTATACTGCTTCACGGTAACGTTTTTCTAATTCCTGTGGATTCGCGCCATCACGAGTCTTCGGCAGACAAATAGCGAGGTAACGTAGCGCATCAGCCCAATGGGAGGACCAGTCATGGAGTGGATAATCTTTGTATACTTTTCTCTTGGAATCGTATTCTTGGCGATAATTTTCAACGGCCTTAACGAGTGGTGCACATGCGACCTCGTCGATCCAAATCTTACTCAGAGCACTACGCACCGCCTCTATACCATCCACAACGGAAAGATCCGGTGCCACTGTAAACGAAACGCCTAGCTGCCGAGCCTTCTCGAGACGAGTCATCCCCGTTCCGAACTCTTTCACCTTAATATCATGCGGGGCGAAATGCCTACCATATGAATAGGGCTTATTCTGAAGCACCTTTGTATAGTGCTCAAGTCCCTCTTTATTCTTCTCATAGCAGTCGATAATCCGAACCGTCTGGCCAATAGTCTGAAAAAAGATAATGGTGGTGGAGTCCCGGACTCCCAAATCCCACGCAGTATGGACTTTGAACCCAGCCTCCCACGGCACCATACCAATCTGACCACGCACTCTCATGCGATCTAGATACTTGGCGTAGTACGACCCCTCAACACCCATGGTGAACGAAGTATAATACTCCTGCTGTATCAGATCGTCTGACATAATACCCTCAGCCTTCTCCTTCTCTATCTCAAAAAGGGGGATATGTTGGGTATCATCAACGGTGAGCTTTAAACAGAACCACTCCTTCGACTGTTGAGCGATCTGGTATAACTCCCACAGGTGATTTTTGCCACGTGGAGTAGAGAGAAAGAGAGCCCATCCCTGATTAGCGGTCAGGATGGGGCGTATATATTGGTAGGCTCGTGGATCTTGAAGGGCATATTCGGAGAAGATTACCCCCCTCGGGTTAGTGCCCATGAGGGAATCGAAATTATCAGAACCAACGAGCTGTATGAGTGACTGATTGCTCAGCTTAATCTTCATCTCTTGTGAGTTCTTAGATTCGATCAGTTCTTCGGGAATGTAATCCAGGAACCGCTGGCCGTCATTGGTCATGGAATCCCAGATTACCTTTTTTGCCTGGCTATAGGTCGGGAAGACATAGTAGTAGACCCCAACGTTACGAAGCGCTTGGCGTAGGCAGAGATTAAATGCGCAGACATCCTTGCCCGCTCGGCGCGGAAGAATAGCCAGTACCCGCCTATAGCCCTTATTCTCAATGGCGTCAAAGATGGGGAGCTGGTATTCTCTTGGCTTAAAGCGAGAGAGCTTAATCGTTGTGGTGACGCTCATGGCGCCACTATTTTCTATGCTCATGGTACATCTTCCGCCAAATCCTTATTCGTTACGTAAGGCCTGATCTTAATCTTATGGATCTTGGCATACATCGCCTGATTCTCTGCGAGCATCTTTTCAACCACCCGGAAAAGACCAGAAGGTGGGGTTTTGAGTATGACGCAGAGATCGCGAACTATATCATAGCGGTCGCAAAGCTCGTCATAGTCAGCCTTACTCACTATCATCAGATTCTTCTTCCTCGATGCAGTCCAGGGAGTTCTGAAGTGAAGCGATAAGCTCCTTCAATTGAGATACTATTCGACGGTTTCTCGCCAGATCCGTTTCAGCAACATGAAGGTGATGCATGAGAGCCCGATTCTCCTTTATCAGATCATCTGGGTTCTCGAGTTTACGCTTATAGCAGAAGAAGCACGACTCTGGGTCCCATGCTCTACGTGGCGGGTTATATTTATCATATTCCGCGCAGCACTCTCTTTTATTCTCGCTCATCTCTCTTCTCCGGCACGGTTTCGGTTTCTGGATACTTATCCAATACTACAATAACTTTACTTTCTCCCTGCCCCTCTTTCTGGGAGATCTCTTTTCTATATGCTCTATATTCAGGATCATAAAGAGCATACGTTCCCATCACTATGGATGAGTTAAATTTATTCATGAGCCCCAACCTCTCCCGGCGATTACAGATAATCTGTCGAGCTATAGAGATCGCCTCACGCATGCCTTCATGCCTTTGCGCTGACTAATAGCCTCATCTTGCTGACACCATAAAAGAAGGTCGTGTGTGAGCATGTCTAATTCTTGGTCCGTTCTTGGAGTAAGCCGAAATCTCTCTCTATGAGGAAATAGATAAACGGGACCGGTACGCCCTGAATTGCTAGCTGAATTTTCTTGATTAGGTTTCTTACGAGCCATATACTCACTCCGTACTGATGACTTTGATAACAAATTCGGTACGCGGCTGGTGGTCATAGCACTTCTTCGCGTTAATAGAAGAAATCAGGCAGTCATCATTAAAGAGGATGCCCGTCGCCACGTCCTCGATAAACTTAATAAGATTGCTCAGGTCTGGGCGGTAGGTATGTAATTTGCCAGCCATTGTGGCTAGTTTCGCCTTAGATATTGCCTGTGGAAAGGGAAAGTAGAAGGTTACCTCAAAGTGTAATGCTCCCTGAAAGGGTGGTCGATGCCCATGCTGCTGGGTTAGTTGTAACCCACAGTGCATTTTGACCTGCTTCTGAGAATCCCAGGGCCTTCTGCCCTTGGACATACGAGCTCTGAGGAGCGGCACTGGATCGCCAGGGATTACGTAGAGAAGAGATTCAGACATGAACGCCTCCAAATTGCCCACTACACGTCAAGACTCTTCGCCCCCATATTCATCATCCACTCTGCTATAACTTTTCCCTTGAGTCAAATTAGTGATATTTGATTTAGGGCGTTCTGGTTTCTGTGGAGCGACTTGCTTATACTCTATTTTTCTTATACCAGCAGCGGACTTACGGGCTTCACTTCGAGCCAGGGCCTCTTCAGGGGATTGTGTACGGAGAGGACCTAGCTGCTGAGCTTCTTCGAAAATATCAGGATGCTCCTGCGCTATCGAGCCGAGCATTGAAATTCTAAGCTTCTCGGTCGCCTCACCCGCCGCTCCAGGAACTTTTTGAGGAGTCATGAGATTTCTCATCTCGTAGAGTAGCTCATCCCTAGTCTTTTCGGGCTTCACTGGAATAACGTACGGTTGTCTTGGGGTAGAAGCTTCCTTGCCTCCATTCCCCATTTCTTTTTTAACCACCGTACCCGTCCCGAACCCCTTCGCGGGGAATGGCTGTTCATCTGGGGTATCAAACGTCATTCGCGCCCCGTCCGGCATACCATGTCGCTCTTTGAGCTCCTCTAAGTATTTCCAGTTCGGCTCAGTGTTATAGATCTGGCACCATCGGCCACACACCGAGAAGAACCAGGCAAATCCATCCTTGGGCTTATTCTTAGATTTTTTATACTGCTCTACGGCGTATATTATAGCCCCATCGGGGAATGCCGAGAGCTTTATCTGACCCCATTTAGTCAATTTCACACATTTTATATCTCGGATCGCTTGTGATATGCCACCATGATCTGCCATCGGTCTCCTTACACTCTGGCTCTTCGTAGTCTTTAGCTTCGAAGTATTCTTGATATAGTCATACGGTTTACTCTCTTTACCCGTTATATAGTCATGAGATTGAGTTACGGACGGGTTATTTATAAATAAATTATTTCTTAGGCGGACATCGTCACTTTGCACTGTAGGGTTGGGGGAAAACAGAAAGAAGATGGCGAGGAACTTGAAGGTCGGACACACCTTGGCTAAGGCGCGGCGCACATCGCAATCCTGAAAGATGTCGGCAATCTTATAAAGCAGTGAGTTATTCCACCGCTGGAAGGTCGAGATGAATCCCGCCTCACGTAGGCGATCTAAACTGCGTCGCACGGTACGGTCAGTTACCTTGGCGAGATACGCAATTCGCTCCTGGGAAGGGAAAGCGATAGAAAAATTATGAGTAAATGCCGCGAGCGCGTTCAATACCTTAAGGTCCGAAGGGAGCAATATAACCCCATAATCCGCCACAATCTGCTCCTTTGTATACACAGATATGGGAATCGTGAGCTTGCAGTATTGCTTTTCTGCTGAGATGGGCTTATAATAAGGCTTAGTTACATGATTATTCATGGCTGACATCCTTCCAATACGGAGCGACGTCGGTTGATGATCGCGGAACGGTTACCCCTTGGCGCGCTTGGTGTTAATTCGTTACATGATTTGAACTTATTCGTCATATAATCTGCAGGTTTTATGGTTGAGTCTGCATACATGGTTCATGGTTACTGTTTCTTCTTATCTCGGGTCGAGAAAATGATTAAATAACGTAGGCGCTATTTCTAGTAGTGCCTATTTTATTATCTATTCACTAAATTATGTTCGATCTCTAAATTTATACTATTCTCACAGTATTTTGTCTACTGATTGTCGGGTGCTTCCCGCTCTCGAACCCAGCAATCTATTGCCCATAAGATGCGTAATTCTACGTTCCGATTCCCTCGTAAGAATGCAGAAAAAGTGAGAGGGGAGATGCCCACGGCCCAGGCTATTTTGGTAAAGTTAGGCTTCTTTATCTGTCTATATACTGCCTTTAAGCGATCGCGCACTTCCTCTTGATCTTCAAGGTATGCCATAACCACCTTGATAGTCTTCTCATCCATCATAAAATTCCCCTTCATGCGTAACATATACTGTATATTTTAATATATTGTGATAAAATAAGTAAGTGGTGATCGGCGAATCAACAGGAGATCTATATGGACAGAAGTAATGAAATATTGGCCGCAATACAGGGCCTGCAGGAAGAAGTAAGGAGGTTGCGCAATAGTGCCTCAAATTTGACCCAGGCTGGAAGATCTGCCGAGATCAATGAATTAGCCGGGGCTTTGGCAAAAGCTCAATCTGAGATGAAATTAGCGGGCCTAGATTCTGCTAACCCATACTTTAAGAGCAGGTATGCCGACTTTGCGTCAATCGTGAAGGCATCGAGGGGCGCCCTGACAAAGTATGGACTCTGTGTGACCCAGCAGATTATAATGGGCGAGGAAGGGCAGAATATTTTGCTCACCAGGTTGCTGCACGCGTCGGGTCAGTTCCTAGAGTCTATGATACGCATTATCCCCGCTAAGAATGATCTCCAGACGCTCGGTAGCTATCTGACCTACTTAAAGCGGTATGCGTATGCTGCCATTGTGGGCGTAGTCGCTTCGGATGAAGATGATGATGGAGAGATTGCTATGGCTCCTGCGCGCACCAAGCAGGAGAAGGGGGTGGAGCTGAATACTAAGTATGATCCACGAGAAGAATCACATGAATTAATTTCTAAAGACCAAATAGCTGAGATTGAATACGAACTCGCGGCTTATCCAGATATAGCGGAAATGGTGCTCGAGGGCTTAAAGCTGCAGTCTATTGCTGATATGCCGAAATCCAAGTATCGTGCATCAATAGAACGTATACGGGCGATAAAGAATGCCCGGAACGGAGTCAAGTGAGGGCACCGCTATGGTGAATCCACCCAAAATACTGTATCGATACGGTATCCCAAATAAGTTCGATCAAGCGCCAATTGGCACCATCTGTAGGGCCGAATTAGGTTCGGACGGGCAGGTGGAAATATATAAACAGGTTTCTCAGGACGAAGAAAATCCCCTGTGGGACCTACAAGATCCGAAGGGATACGAGTCGGTCGTCACTGCTGGTGAGTAATGTTCCAGATTGCTCACTTCCTGAACCGACCTCGGGCCATTCTGTTCATTCTACTGTTAGAATGGCCCGAGTGGATTTAAATACTATGACGTAGTATGCGCTCTCATGCCCCTATAATACATCGATCTGGTCAATATATCTACTAACTCACCCTGAATCCTGACGCCCACGTAATCAATGGACTCGCTGATCCCAGCACCGTTCCACCCAGCGGACCGCCGCTTGTGGTGGTGAACGATGCAACGAACGTCACCTGGTCCCCACCATTGAGTGAAGTGGTTGCCGTACAGACTGGAGCAAGAAGCTGGTTGACCGTTCCCGTGAGCCCATCTACTGGTTGGCTATAAAAGGTAAACGCTGGCGTTACTATTTTATTTGCGGCAAATATAGTGGTGCTGTCGTTATTCCTGATAGCCGTTGTTAGCTGAAAGCTATACACGCCCGTAGCCGGAGCCGTAAAGACCGCCGGAAGGCCTGCGCCACTTCCCGCATAAAAGTCGCCACCCGTATCCGTTGGAACCACGAGTGATTGTAGGGTTCCCAGTGTGTAGTCAGGAGACAGGAGGAACAATCCTGGTTGATCCACTGCTTGGTACGCCATAAATGACGCAGGAATCACTCCAGCCGCCTGCACCAAGAAGCCAGAGCAGTACGTTGTCAGCGGCGATGTATTCCCCAGCACGCGCCCGCCAGGTCCAACGAGAATGTTCACCCGAAAGGTAACCGCGTCTCCTATATTTAGATCGGCGCACACCGTAGTTGACGCAGTAATGTTAGTAGAGTTAGGACTTGAGCCACTAAAGGACACCGAAGAGCCGCGGTAGGTCTTACTTGGAGTAACGATTAATACATCGCCAAAGAGCGTAGTAGAGCGCGATGGCTGATTATTCCAGTCCGCAGTGAACTGTAGTAAATACTTGCCGGTTACCGGAGCGGTAAAGATAGCCGGGCCACCAACCCCATCTCCGGGAAAGAAATTTCCCCCAACATCGAAGTCTTCGGTAAGAACGACTCCAGATCCCAGATCATAAGTAGTTCCCAGAAACGAAGCAGTAGTTGCCTGATGCGCTAAGAAGGCACAGCTCGTACCACCACCGCCACCACCGCCAGTTGATTCGATCGTAATGCTATTCGCACCATTGATAATATTCACATTAGAGCCCGCAGTGAGCGTCCTCCAGAGAGGAGCGCCACCCGTAGATCCGATGAGTACCTGGCCGTTGTTTCCCTTACTGCTAAAGAGTAGCCCCGAGTTATCACTCTGAACTACGCCCTCACTAAAGCTGTTAATGGTAACAGTTCCCTCAAGGAGCGCATTCCCTACCAGCTGGCTCGCACCAGCTACCGTTAGGGTTGTTCCAACGCTGAGACTTCCCGCAAGAGTAATGCTCGGATCAAGGTTAACGGTGACCACATTCCCTGCGCCAGTAGTGCCAATATTAGTACCACCCAGAATGCGCAGGACTCCAGCTGCTTCAGTTGCGGTTCCCGCATCGGTTGGAAAGTTAATGGCGCCGCCTCCGCCTCCGCCCACGGCAGAAAGATCGATGGAATTGGCACCGTTAGTGATTGTGATCGAAGAATCCAGAGAGGTGAGATTTGCCCATGCGGGATCTGCCCCCGTCGCTGCGATAATAACCTGGCCATCCGTCCCGTTAGTGCTCGAGAGGATACCAGAGGCATCACTCTGGACGACTCCACGGCCAAAGGAGGTCACGCGTACGCCTGCGTCAAATTCAGCATTGCCTATAAAGAGACTAGTGGTTCCTACTGCTAGACTGCCCGCCAAGCTGATCGATGGATCCAGGTTAAAGGTTACTGTGTTTCCCGCAGCTGTCGTTCCTATATTGAGTCCGCCGTGCAGTATAATGACGCCCGCTGCCGGAGTTGCACTGCCCGCATCCGCATCAAACTGCTCAGAAAAGGACCCAGCAAGGGATAGGGTAATCGTATTCCCCGCGCCCGTTGTAGTAATATTCGTATCGCCCAGGACATTTAATACGCCGCCCGCTTCATTGGCAACGCCAACGTCGCAAGGGAAGGTATTTGCACCGCCGCCACCACCACCGGGATACAACTGAACCCACGTTGCCACCCCCGCTTCGAGGGCCACGAGCATCCAGATCTCTTCCGAGATACTATTTCCTGTCACTAACCAGAAGGTGCCGATATTAAAGTTCTGATAGTCGTTCACGGTCGGGGAACGGTCTTTTACAAAGAGCGGGGCGGGGGTGGTTGGTTCCACCCCGATATAGGCGAGTGGATTTATACCACTCAATCGTTTTGCTGATACCATCGTATCTCCTCAATCACACAGGGCCATTTTGGAGAGCGTTGCCACCTTGCGCTCAAGCTCAGATACCTTCTCAGCGAGGCCAAAGATGGTTCGCTCATGCATATCGATGACCCTGAAAATCATCTGTAGTTCATTGAGCATGAGCACAGGAAGTAAGTCGTACCGTACGGTAAGCGCCTGGCCTTCATTGTGCACCACGAGCTCCGGCATCACCTTTTCAACTTCTTCAGCGATGAGTCCGAGTTGCCTACGCTTCTCTTTATCAGCCTTCATGTTGAAGGTAACGGGCCGCAGATTATGAATCCTATTGCTCAAGGAGCCCATGTCCTCGATATTTTCCTTAAAGCGCCGAGAGGAGACGATCGTTCCTAATTGACCCGTATTATCTACGTTGACCGGAATGCCGGTTCCCCCAATCGTAATGCCAAAGATGCCCGCAATGGTGCAGAGAGTGGTAACCCCCTCACGCCCTATATGAGTCGCATTAGATTCCCCTAGCGTGCCGTCAACCAGCGCGCCAATGAGAATGTTATTAGATTCAGCTCCAGCATACGACTGTCCAGTCGCGTACCCGACCATGGTATTATTAGAACCAGTATCAAGGCCCGCAGCCCCTGAGCCGACCCCTATACCCACGTTCTGGATGCCAGTCGTGAGATCTTCTATCGCATTCGCACCAATGGCTATGTTTGAAGTGCCCGTCGTTAAGCTGTTAATCGCCCCCGAACCGAATCCGGTATTGGCCGTTGCCGCAGGATCTATAAGCGATGGATCCCCCGCTCCACCACCGAATGCGTTCGCGTTAGCAGTAGCATTTCCCGAATGTAGGAAAAGGACTCCATTGAGAGTAATTAATCCCTCTGTGAGCCCCGCATTACTCTCTGGAAGCGTAAGGTTGCCCGCGAGTATGTCAACATCGCCCGTGGTCGCAGAGAATCCAGTTCCTGCAGTCATACTGCCAGAAATGGAAACCGTGCTATCAAGGTCAACGGTGACCGTTGCCACAGCTGCTGAAGTGGTGATATTACTTCCACCTGCTATCGTGACCGTTGCGCCGGTAGCAGAACCAGAATCGCCATCGAGTGTTACAATGCCCCCCATTCCCGCTGCCGCAGAGAGATCTATCGTATTGGCGCCATTAGTAACCGTAATGGTAGAATCCAATGAGGTAATATTTGCCCAGGCAGGAACTCCCGCAGTAGAGGCAATGAGTACTTCGCCATCAATGCCGTTGCTGGCACTAAGATTGCCACCGAGGTCTACCTGTAGAACTCCCTCCGATCCCAGGCCAGAAAAGATGACTGCGTTGCCAGTCGCCTCGAAGTCATCAACCACGATGCTATTATTGAGGTTAATGGTGAGGACGTTGCCCGCTCCAGTGGTGTTTATATTAAGGCCGCCCAAGACGTCGAGAACGCCAGCGGCGGGAGTAGCGATGCCCGCATCGGTTTGAAAGCTTGCCGCACTTCCCAAGGAAGGATAAATCTGAACCCATGTTGCGGTATTTCCGGCAAGGGCTACGAGCATCCATACTTCTGATCCCAGCACAATCCAGAGCGTTCCGATATTATTATTCTGCGTGTCGGCTGGGGTAGGGGGGAAGGGTTGTACAACTAATTGGGGAGGGGCCGTTGGCTCCACTCCCATATATGCTAAGGGATTAATTCCCGTTAATTTCTTTCCAGTTGCCATACTTATCCTTCATTAATAACGGGTGGAGAGAATGTGTTGCTTTCTGGATCATAGATATAATCTCGCTCGGGACGGTTTGCCCCCAATATAGCCTGATGGCCAGCAGGAGGAGACCATGGTGATATTCCGTCCCAGATGATGACATTTACCACCACATTTTCAGAGTTTATTACTGCGTATCTCGCCATTGATTCTCCTAGAAATGCTCTATAACAATAATTTGACCGTCATGGCCGTCCCCACCAGTTCCCGAAGTTGTTAAGGTAATTGATCCCCCGCCTCCACCTCCACCACCAGCGGGGAAGCCCCCCTTGCCCCCATTGCCGGCGACAAGGCCAGTTTTCTGGCCGCCACCACCGCCACCACCAGAACCACCCGAGAGCCAGCCCAAGTTTCCGGCAGCGCTTACGGAGGTGCCTAGGCCACCATCTATGGTTCCTGTTTCTATGCCACCATTTCCACCGGCAAGTACGGTTGTTGTTAAATCGAAATTACTTACAACTCCGCCTGGAGCAGCTTGTCGCGCAGTTGTAGCATCAGCGCCACTTCCTCCGCCACCGCCCCCAGCAATTGGGCTTGCCGAAGGGGCGGAGGGAGCGACATTACTTCCCCCTCCGCCGCCGTTAGTTCCAAAAGTTGCCGCGAACATAATTCTCGGCCCGACTGAAGTGCCGCCAGATGAAGTGGTAGTAGTCCCACCAGCGCCCCCAGAAGATGCCTGTGCGGCTCCCATTATATTTCCTATAGAAGATCGATTCCCAGCGCTACCAGGATTTCCATTAGCAACTGATCCCTGTGTTGGCCCACCGCCACCGCCGGCGCCGATAGTTACGGTTACAGAGGTGTCGAAATAAGAGGCAGGAGATTGCATGAACACTGCTCCGCCTCCAGCGCCACCCGCTCCACCTCCAGCGGCAGTAGTCGCTCCCTGTCGACCGCTTCCTCCCCCGCCTCCTCCGTTAAATATATACACACTAATCATTTGAGCGCGCGCATCCTTACTAAAGGTGCTACTCGCATTAAAAGTAGTGATTTTAGTGCTGTTATTTATCGCATTATTCGTTGCCATTAGACCACCGTTAAGTTGCCGATTGAACTTCTAACCACAAAATCTGTATTAGCGGTTGTGCAGATAATCTCTACGCAATCATATTGAGCAGAGGAAGCGAGCGTTCCAGTTGCACCAGTTGTGGTATTCAGGGTGCCGAAATGGATCGTCTGGCCACTATTCTGTGCAATGAGCCATCCCCCCGCTCCTTTCCCCACAAGGGCTATGATGCTCCCCTCGGCTGCGGTTGCTGGAAGCGTGGCTGTAATCAGCGTAGCCCGATTCATTATGTAGCCATTGTTAACCGCGAGCGCTTGGGTAGCCCCCGTGACATCAGTCCATGTCATGCCACCACTGGAGGCAGCCTGAAATGTAGGCGCAACGCCCGCTCCATTACTCGTGAGTACCTGCGTCGCCGTTCCAACTGCCGTAGTGACGAGTCGCGTGCCATCGTAATAGACGACGCCGTCAGTGGTTGCCATAGAGGTAGCATTGGTTCCGCCATTAGCAATTGCCAATGTGCCCGATAAGGTCTCAGTGCTTCCTGCGCCGCCGAAACTTAGACCAGTCGTGCCGCCAGTAAATGTAAACGCTGCGCCAACCAGTGCGCCACCACTATCTCCTGTTATGGATATAGAGGACGCTGCGGGCGATGCCCATACAGGATCTCCGGCAGTTACGCCGGTCAATACCTGACCGGTAGTTCCTACAGCCGTAACGCTGATTGGGCTCGCTGCATTTCCTATCAAGACGCCATGTATTGCTAGAGTAACCGCTCCAGTTCCGCCACCCGCGACAACCGCTGTCCCAAACGTAGGATTAGAGGCATTGCCCTGAGATATTAAGGGGACGCCCGACGTTGCACTTGGAGCAACGTTTGCTATCGCATTAGACGTATTTCCTACCAGTACATTAAATTGCGTGGTAGTCGACGGTGTAAACGTAGCAACCCCGTCAAAGACAGGTATGCCAGCCGCCTTTATATTTAATGAATTCGCTGAATTTGCCATAGTATTTCCTTAAGCAGCATTTGGACTTCCAACACTCGATATGACATTCCAAACAGTGCTTGCTCCGGCAACCACACAGACCATAGCGATAGAATCTCGTATGGCCGTAGAAGTGAGAGTGCCAGTGGCGCCCAGCGTGGTAGATGATGAGCCGAAGAAGATCTGCTGGTTCGCCGCCTGTGTTATTTGCCAGCCTGCCGCAGTGTTTATTCCAGTAACCTGAATTATGTCACCGATGGCCGCTGTTGCAGGTAGGGCAAGAGCCAAAGTTCCCGCCTTATTGCAGATGTAGCCATTATTAACAGCCGCCGTCTGATCTGCAGTGATAACCGACCAGCTGAACGCACCCGCACCCGTTGCGGTAATGGTGACTGTCGAACCCGCAGCGCTTGTAGAAATGCCAGATCCACCGGCTATCGTAACTGTTGATCCTGTTGCAGATCCCGAATCGCCATTAAGGGTAACGATTCCACCAACCACAATGGATTGAGAGCCCAATTGCCCCGTGTTATCGATAATCGCCATATTGAGGCCGCCCCCACTTGGAGTGACGCCATAAATGCCCGCAATCTGTGTGAAGTTCTGCTGACCAGCGCCTGCACCCTGAGTGCCGATAATGATCTTATGGTTATCGCCAGAGGTCCCCGCATTGCCGATCATGATATTACTACTGTCAGTGGTATCTAAATTTCCACCGGCATTGAATCCGATCCCTATGGAATTGCTACCCGTAGCCATCTGGAAGAGTGCTCGATAGCCAAGGGCAACGTTATTAC